AGTGAATAATATATCGTTTTTATTCCCCATAACTGCGCTTGCATCAGATTCTTAGCGATTAGTGTCGTTGGCACCTTGCGGTCTAAGAAATGCTTGGGCGAGTAAAAAGTATTTGTCGAAATAGATTGATCAACATAGGCCGCAAGCACAGCCGCTGTCTTAAGATAACCATCGCAATCTGTCTGATCCCACATAAGCTGATATCGATTTTTAAGTTTGGCATACTCGGGAACTACCTGTGTAAAAGATCCTGCTTTAGATTCCTTAGTACTGATCAAACTCATGGGCATCTCTATTCCATTAGTGCTATTGATAACCACACTACTAGACTCCACTGGAGCGATAGCCATAAGTGTAGCATTTCTAACTCCCCATTCTTTCATATTGATTCTTAATGTTTCCCAATCTAGCTCTGGGGCGAAATCTGCTAGCTCATTAACACCATCAGCTCGCAATTCCCAAGGAAACACACCTTGTCCGTATCGCGTTTTATCGCTATCTAAACAAGCACCACGTTCTTTTGCTAGCTCAACTGTAGCTTCTGTCAAATAGTATGCTTGATGCTCCATCCAAGATTTAACATCTTGTAAAGCATCTTTGTCACCGTATTTGTAACTACGTTTAGCATGCCAATAGGCTAGATTGGTGACACCGATGCCGATTGGCCTAATCTCATCGTTAGATAGTTTTGACTGTATCGACAAAAAATCCTGATAATCTAAAATATTATTTAGACTGCGCTGCAATATACGGCATGCGCGACGCATATCTTCGGGATTGCGAAAAGCGCCCCAATTTATGCTGCCCAATGTACATAAACTTATGCGCCCTTTATCATCATCTAACCTCTTAAACGATTTATTTGGTAGTACCACCTCTGCACACAAATTCGATTGATATATCGGGTGTACTTTAGGATCAAATGGGCCTTGTTTTTGTACGTTATCTGTAAACATCAAGTAAATGCGACCAGTATCTGTTCTCTCTTTTAAGATGCCACCTTTGAATACATCTTCGGCATTCATTATCTTTTTGCGCAGGTCTGTGCGCTTTTCATATTTTACATACAATTCTTCAAATTCTTCTATATCGCGATAAAACGCTTCGTACAAATCAGGTACTTCGTTAGGATCAAAGAAAGTAATGTTTTCCTTGTTCTTGAATCGACGCCAGAAGAACTTACTAAGCACTACAGCATAATCGAGATGTCGTACACGAGTCTCTTCAGTACCTTGATTATTCTTCAGTACAATAAGATCATCAAATTGATAATGCCAGATTGGGAAATACACCGTACAACTAGCGTTCCTGATGCCGCCTTGGCTGCAGCTGCGTAGATCCCCAAACCACTTTTTCAAGAAAGGTATCATGCCAGTGTGCATGATTTCTCCGCCACGAATCGGAGAGCCTAATGGACGTAATCTTCCAATCTCCAATCCTATACCAGCTCGTTTAGCAGCATACTTGGCCATCATCTCGCCGCTGGCAAAAATACTATCTAAATCATCATCGCTACGAATGAGAACGCAACTAGAAAACTGTTTTGTCGGGGTTCCTAACCCTGCCAGTACAGGAGTAGCAAGAGTAAACAAGCCGTCACTAGCGGCAGTGTAGTACTCTTTAATATATCGCATTCTCGCAGAATTGGGTTCTTCTTTGTGAAATACTGTAGCTGCTGCCACCATGTAGCGTATCTGTGGAGTTTCATATATTTCCTTTGTGGCGCGATTACGCACCAAATACTTCTCTATCAACTGCTCGATAGCGGCATACGAATAACCCTCATCTTTTTCGTGATCCAGCATATCATTCATCTTGTTCCAGTCTTCTTCGCTGTACCACTCTAATAACTCAGGTGTGTATAATCCAGTAGCAACATTCTTTTTAATGATCTCATACAAGTGCGGGGGATTATAGCTACCATATACATCTTTGCGTAACATCGATAGTCTCTGTTTACCAGCGACGTATTGATAGTTGGTATGTCCGACATCGGGGTTCGATTCTACATCGATCAAATCTACTATAGCCCTTAACGTTATACCGTCAATTTCTGTTGTAGTAATGCCGTCGTAAAAATGTAACTGAGTGCGAATTTCAATCATCGACTGACTTACATCAGCTATACCTTGACAGATTTTTGATACTTGTGCTTGCCATTTTTCAATAGTCAGCGGTTCACGGACACCGCTACGTTTTACAACTGTAATCATGGTACTCTCGTTTTTAATTTTGTTAAAACTTTTGATTTACTTGCTGTCGTGTAAATCGTTTCTTAATTTTGCTTGTCAGTGGAGTATTTACTAGTACTTCCGCATCCCAATTAAGTATATATTTTCCTTGATTGACTAGGACTAAATTATGCCCTTCTTCGGTTAAAACCAACTCTGCCGACGTCAAATCCTTATGGTCAATCATACTTAAAGTATACAGTATTCCTAATCCACGAGCAAGCTCGCAGTAGATGTCATCGTCTAATAATTGCCAAGGATCAGGCCACGTCGCCTGATCATCCCAATGCAGATGATAATTTCTCCAGGGGGCATCAACCCACCAACTGTTTATATGTGTTAAGGCTTCATCTAATTCAATGTGCTGGCATTTGCCCCGCAATTTTGCCCAAGAATCTAACCTACTATTGAAATCTTTAGGCCACATCAATTGAGATAGCTGATAGAATAACTCATCAAAATATTATACCCTGCTACAGGTTTTGTGGAGTATAGAATTGAAACATTATTACCAGACTGCGAAGCTATCAAATGGCCATATCCGTTTTTTGCATCTAATGGCCAATGCGCATTTGCTACATAATCATCGCTATAGCTGATACCACCACCTTGTAAGCTAGAAACTAAGAAAGTGCCAGTGCGATTTCCAGTACCATCAATCTGTGACATAGAATAATCTATTTTGAAGGATGTTGCTGTGGAACTAACATTGACCACAAATGCTATACCAAATGTAGTGTTGTCAATCAATGTCGCGTGCAGTCCAGATTGAACTGTCTTTGTACCCAGCTGAATCTGAGATCCGTTAGTTGTGGCGATACTTAGTGTGTCATTTATATTGACTTTGGGATAAACTATGGCATAACTATCTGCTCGCTGAAACATATCACCGATGCTGACATTATTATCGCCACCAAATACAATGATGGAAGTCACAGGATTAGTTACTCCCTGATATGCATCACCTACATCATAAAAGATGTTGTATCCAGTCGCATTTAGGCTTATATCGCCAAAGACGATACCTTCATGAGAGATAGTGTCGAATATATTATTAGTGATACGTGTTCCGGTTGACCCACCATACAACGAGTATCCTAAACCTAGTGCTATGCCTTGATACAAGGTATTAAACTTTGAATTAGTTACAACAACACCTTTAGTCTGCTGGTTGGTATTAATACCCCACACTGTGCCGGAAAATCTACATCCATCGAGTAAAATATCTGTAGTTACTAGACTAACTGTACTGCCCAAACTGACGCATGATGTACCCAAAGCATTTGATGCTAGGGTTGATGTAGTACCTACATTAGAAAATGTAACCCCGCGAAATTCACAATCGGTCGCGGATTGAATCAAGAATATGCTTTTAGAAACATCTAGACTAGCAAATGCCATGTTGGTGATAGTTATACTAGTGGGCGGAGTAGCTCCACCACTACCGATGTTTACAGTTGTCTGCTGCAAACTATCAGCCGTCTGTGCTACAAACGATCCAACGCCGCCAGTACCCACCATCTGTATTATAGAACTTTCTGGACCTTCGCCATATAACATAGCGTAGGGAGGAATATCGATTGTACTACTAACTACATACACTCCAGCCGGAAAAAATAATCCCCTGCGAATCTGGGGGTTTGATTGACGGCAATAAAGTTGATATAACGCACGGTTTATCGCAGCCGTGTCATCAGTCAATCCATCGCCAGTTGCTCCAAAATCTTTAACCGATGCCCATTGGTCCAACCACATTTGAAGGCTTGTAGTAATCGGGGTACTGGGAGTTGGGCCTGTTTGTACGGTATATCCTGCTGCAGTACCTTTGTAAGTGTAACTAGCAGATAGATTTAAAATATCGGAAAATTCAGTAAGGATCTCCGTATTGCCGATGACAGGAGCACCTTGATCTAGCGTGCCGTTACCTATATATAACTGGCGCGTATCGGTACTCCATCCTAGCTCGCCGCCTGCTAATTGAGGTAGATCTATATTTAAACCTAAACGGTTTGTAATCTGACTAATCTGGACTATGGCCACTATTCTATTCCTTGTTGTCTATTTACTATTTAGCTTATCAAATAGTACTGTTCAAGACGACGCCACCATAAGTCAACATATTTGTCGTATTCGCTACCTTCTAACACAAACTCTTGATATATCGGTTTAGAAAGTACATTACCCATCGCATCTGTTTCAGGCTTGACACACATCAATATTACACCTTTGCGTATATTTGTACCATATACTTCATTGTGACATAGAGAATATGCCACTAATTGGAGAAAATAGTCTTCGATCCAATCGCGTTTTTTTTCTTTGTTAGTTTGTTTGTAGTCTAATATAGATTCTTCCCCAAGATGTATGCCACATCCATCTGTGGTACCGGCGTATAATTTTGGAAAATATAAAGGAATTTCAACTCCCCAAAACTCGTCAACATTCTTTAGACCTTCTTGAATAACTACCTCTGCCATGGCGTGACTTGCCCATCCAAACGGATTAGTTCCTCGTTCTTTTATCTCACCAGTTTTAACATAATGCTCTAGATAAGTGTGCATTCTAGTTCCCCTACTAGCAGCTTCTGTAGTGATTTTTTGGGCGTTTTCAACCCCGACACGTCTGCGCCATGCTTCTAGAGCAAGTTTTTTCTCTTCAGGTTTAGTTTTATCTAAAACGGTAGTTACACTGGGGACTCGCTGCCCTTCGGGTGTTTGATATAATCTAGCGCCCTCTTGAGTAGTTCTTGATAATGCTTGATACTGGTATTTTGGATTGTACATGCTTTATATATTAGCACAATACCATCCACAAGTCAACAATTAATTATTTGTTCATACTGCGCTTCATGGCAGCTTTAGCGTTTTGACTTACTATCTCTTCGGCTTTGTCAACTGGCATAGTGGGTGCCACATCAGTATTGCCTTTGAATTTTATTATTCCTGTTGCTGGTTCATACGGCTCTAATACATCAGATAGTGGAGGCTGGGCTATCAAATTACCGATAAAATTCGGAGCATTACTATTGTTGACATCTGCTGTGACGTCAACGCCTAGATTCTTTGCTAATTCTACAAAGGCAGTTGCGGAAAACTGTTTTTTAGCGTTAGTATCATCAGCCCTGCCGGCTAAAAAAGCAGCAAGAGACGCTAACTTCCCAGTATCAATACCCGTATTTTCTACTTCAAAAATAAGCATTACTTACGTTTGGCGCGACCAAGTTCAGCATCGCCGCCTTGAGGTTCTGGCATTTCTTCAGGAGCTGGCATTTCTTCGGGCTCAGCAACATCAACTGCTTGATCTTGAGTCATATCTGCGTCAGGCTGGACTGTTTCTCCTTCTTGCCCAGGAACTACGGCAGGTGTAGCCTCTTGACCAGTTAATACACTTAATGCTTGATACAGTTGACCTTTAGCATTTAATATGTTTTGAGTTAATGATGATAGCGCAGCATTGGCATCATTACTAAACTGCGTCATACCCTCTAACCCCAACTGATTTTTGATCTGATCCATCAACGCTGGTAAATCTTTGTACTGCATAGAAGTCACATCTTCTAGCATCTTTTGTACTTCGTCAATCATATCTTGTGCTGCTAGTACTACCTGTGCTTGTTGTACTTCGCTTTCACGTAATACACGATAAAGATTGCGTCTTAAGTGGGCATCTTCAGTTTGCAGAGCAGCATTGGCTACCATCTGCGAATCTTGGGCATTAAGTGCTTGACCTTGATTAGCTTTCTGCATTGCCATTTTTAACTGAGGATCACTTATGTTATTGATTTGAGCATCACGTTTGGCTTTGGCTGCTGCTTGTCCGGCAACCACTGTGGGGTTTGGCATCACCATATTCTGTTGTTGATTCTGCTGATTTTGATTAGCTCCGGCAGTTGCGCCTACAGGCACAGTGGAGGTCTCCTTGATCTTAGCAGATAAAACTTTCTCCATCATCATTAGTTTAAGATAGGCCGGATTGCGCTCGCTGTGATGGAAAGCGGATGTTTGGCGATGTTCGACTATAAGTCCACGCACTTTATTCAACATGTAGCGTGCCTGATGACTAGACATTATGTCTACATTTATACTATCATCAAAATAACTTTCAAATACCTTAGCGGCTTGTTTTGATGGGTTGGCGGATGCCAGTTCGAACAATTTCATTGTTAAGTCCTCGTTGTTGCCAGTATTTAGCCCAATTTATACATTTATCTAATTGAGTTTCTAACTGTTTTTTATGAATAATTTTCGTTTCTAATTTTGTTTCAACTATCTCTTGAAATTTAGCATCGTTGCTACGGTCAGCTAAATTAGCGCGAGTTTTGATGTCAGCTATCAATGATACCAATTTGGCATCCATCGATAATATATCTCGAGCTAGTCTATAATTTTTATATTTATCAGCAATACACCAACTCAGTGCCGTTTTGGTACTGCTAAAAGTACCCACTTCTAAATCTTGCTGTAACACTATACAACTAGTCTTATCTTTGATGATCTTATATCTATTGAAAACTAGGTAATCACCAGCCTTGTTCTTCCAGATAATGTCGCCCAACACACTATCTAATTCTAGCTTAAATAACTTTTCTATTTCTTTCGTATCTTTCATTTCAATACGTAGTTCATGAGCAGATACCCTATGGTACTAATTAAGAATCCTACTAGTCCTGTGCCCCAGGTAAGTATCTGGTCATTATGCTTTTCCGACATCTTTTCCAAAAGACCGTGAACTTTATTAATAGTGTCGTGTAGTTCAGCCATCTTATTGTCAACGTTAAGCAATCTACTGTCTAACGCATTATAACGCTCCGCACACAATTCAACGTGCGCCTCTAAGCTCTTTTTCTCGATATCTGTAGCCTCGACCATGCTAATCTCCAATTTAATATATTTATGTTAAATAGTCAAACCATATGTTTTGATCTTCGCCATCTGTTATTAACACGGGTAAAAGGTCATACGTATTCTCCAAACATAACATGGGAATGCCTTCGGCATCCAATAATAGCATCTCAACTGGATGTTCCGGTGTGCCAAACACCCCGGGGGTATCAACTTCAAATTCAAAACTCCAGATTTCATGATGTTTTTTAGGGACTTCTATTTCAAAAATCTGAGTCCGCATACTAAGCAATTGGGTTAAAGTTTCCCAATTCCTCTGCTGATTTCTAGCTTGATTCCACGTAATCTCATCAACAATATTCTTACCTGAACGATCACGAAATGGGATACGTGACGATTTGAAATGTCCTGTGACTCCAGTTGCGGTGATATCAAACAAGGTTTTACAGAAAAATCTCAATCAATTTTTACTCAGATGGTATATAATTTTAGCTTGTTCTAAAATGCTATGCAGAGCAGGATTTGTTTTGGCTTCTCGCCTAATCTCACCCCACATTTTATCTTCCTGCAATTGATCTTGTATACTTTTAACTTTATCGCTTTCGCTGTATAATTGTCTCATAGCACTACCAGATTCTCTCACATAGATAGTTTCACCACCATCTGGACTCTCGTATATTATTGCTTCAGTAATTTTATTAGTTATCATTATCTATGTATTTAACTACGAAAAGTCAACACAAGATATTATAGTCAACAAAAAAGCGCCTTGCAGCGCTTTAATGTGTAACATACTTCTAGATATATTAAGAAGCAGAGGTAGCTGTTGATGCCAAACGGAAACCAACGTTTGTTACTGTAGCTGCTGCTACGTTGCAATATGTGTTAGCAGTACTGTTGTAAATATTACCTAAACCTTGAATAGCGGCTTGCAATGTTGCTGCTGTGTAAGCGCCAGTGGGGTATACCGCAACACTCATGTCAACTGTGTTATTTGTATTGTCTACTTGGTAAATTGCCACAGTAGCAGTTTGCTGAATCTGTTGTAAGATTTGCTGAACTGCGCCGTTAACGCCAGCTTGATTAAAAGCTGAATTACCTAAACCGATACCAAAAAAGTCTAACTTAGGACCTTGAAGGTTAACTGGTGTACCTGCTGGACTATATGCTGTATTTGCTGATAACTGTGGGCCGTTAAGCGTGTCAGTTGCGAATACTGGTTGTGAACCACCGTTTACTAATGGAATTGATGCCATGTTATTTCTCCTTAAATGTATGAACCTTTCGGTTCTGCATTTATTTAGCTTGCGGGAGGAAAATCACAGGCTTGGATTTTATCGTGTCCGTTGCTGATTGGCACGGCTAAAATCGAATCTATTGACAAATTTAACAGTTCCACCAGGTATGGCAACTACCCAACCCTCTTGCCCAGGATGTTGCTGATCTAATTGACGTAAAAGATCAGTTTTAATATCATGCAACAGTACAAAAGCAGCAAACGCAGCACTTATACCATCTGCGTTACTACTAGGGCTTTGTAGATATTCTGTGATATTTTTAAATTTGGGAGCTGTTACTTTGGTTTTCAACCAATTGACAAATCCAGGAAGTAATTGATTGGCGTTAAATTCCGAAATAGTGTCATCTTTAACTAAACTGTTTATATAGTCAATGCAAAGTTTAGGAAGATCTGTAATTTTCAATGCTCTAAGTTCAGCTGGATTAAACAACGTGTTAATATCTTTGCCATGACTGGCTACTAGAGATTTAAGCTGTTTAACTTTAGGACTACCCATCTTTGTATCTGCGCCAGTAGGCTGTACATTCGCTGTAGGGCGTATGGGTTCTATCAATAATAGGCCAGGTACGGGATTCAGCTTAACTTTACCCAGTGCTTGTTTAGCCGCGCCAGGCTCTGAATACTGTGTATGTATAGCTATACCAACTTCGCTGTTTCCAATCTGCTGCCCTAAAGGACTTGCTGCTGGTATAGCATATTCTATAGTATTAGGTTTGAAAATATAAGCACCTGATTTTTCAGGAGGGGTGCTAGTATACAACAAATCTCCCTGTATGAAACCTTTAAAATTAGCGGGAGTTGCTGCTTCTAGCATGGGCCATAATTGTCTGTATATAGGATATAAATTCTCTACTCTATTAGCTTTATTGCCTTTAGCGGCTGCCTCAGCATCGCGCTTAGCCAATTGACTTTTAATTTGCCCTGGGCTTTTAAATAATCCATCATAGCCCACTGCAGTAAATCCTGCCGTATCAGTTAGTATAAAAGTGCCGTCTGGCTGGCGACCAAATATTACAGCAGGCGATCCATCCCACTTTACACTTACACTAGACATTGTATTATCTTTCAGATGATCAATTACTGTCAGAGCATCTTTGATACCCGCTGTGCCACGTCTAAATACCAAATCTTCAATATGCTCAATACCTTTAGCCTGACCACCTTGTACTTGTGGCTCTTCATCTTCGACTAATTTACGCATGCCCTGATTAACAATACGATCACGTAATCTCGCTAAAAAGTTAATGTCACTTTCGCCGCGCGATTCATTAAAAGGTATATTATTTTTAGCAAAATAATCTCTAGCATCTTTTAATTTTTCATTTTTCTTAGGATCACCTTGTAACGCTTGTAACATAGTTTCTACACTATATAGCGCATCGCGATCTGCTTTGTTGTTCAGCATTAGTTTTGCTATCTCATCTGGATCACGCGATCTAACTTGATTTGTGGCACGATCAACTAATCCCTTACGGGTAACAATCTTATATCCCGACGCTTTAGCTATGCTATTAAGCATTATGTGTCTGTCAACTGCTGAATATTCACTGTTAGTAGGAGATGAGATAAAAAACTGCCCTACCTCGAGGTCATCCATGAACATAAAATCAGTCTGTACATACCCGTTTTTAGGATTGCCTGCTATAGGTGTTTTAAAATGAATCTGATCGGCACCTTTTTTGATATACTCTTGTGGCTTTAACCCATGACTAGTACACCATTGTGTTAGTTCTGCTATCAGCTGTTCGGGGGAAATTTCTTTAGAGTCTACCTGTAAGTCTAGATCCCCTGAACTAGGCTTCTTACCAGTTGAACCTAGCCATCTTCCGGGATATCCTGTTTTGTCATTATCTCCTTTGAGATCCAGATCTGTTAACTGCTCAAGCCAATGTACTGTGGAAGGAATATCACTTTGATTGATACGCTGCGTGAGACTTTGTCCTTCAGAATTTTTAAATACGTTCCCACCTTCTTTAAGTATCATGACATCAATCCAAGTGATTTCAACCAGGTATCTACAGCAACGGACCCAGTAGTCTTTACTGTGACTCGCTCGCCTTTTAATAACATTTGTTGTTTTATCTTTGCCAACTCATTCGCACCGACAGTTCTTTTGTTAGCAGAAGCTCTGCTACCGGCAGCAGAATTGCCAGTTTTGTCTGCAATATACTGAGCGGCCGCCACAGCCACTTTGAAGTATTCATTCACCGTAGCATTTAATGTCTGCGGATTCTGTTGACTAGCTTCAACCTTTGTTAGTAATTGTGCTAATGGTTTACTAGCGATCGGATCAGTTAGCACTTTATCGAAACTAGGTATTTTACTTTTAGCAAAAGCCACTAATTTATTACTTATTTCTGACATGTTGTATGCCCTTTACTAAATTGTTTGAATGCCTGAATCAATCTAGTTTCTATTAAATCAAAATAGTGATCTTCTAAAATACCATCCCGTCTAGCAAGGTTCAAAGTACCGCGTTCATCTGAGGTAATTAGTTGTCCAGCAGCTTGTTTGGCTTTTATCGCATCCACTGCTGCCCTTCTTTGATTATCTTTCTGTGCTATAGCAGTATTGGCAGCTTGAGTTTGTTTTATTTGAGCAAGAGCACTGGCGCCTTGTTGCTGTTTTCTTTCAGCATCGGAAGGTAATGTGCCCAAATCCACACTTTGAGCAGTGACTTTCGGAGAGGAGTTTGCATTGGTTACGGTGCTAGCGACCGGCAAACGTCTTCTTCCTTGATATGGAGCTCTAGATTTCTTAGATGCTTGAGAAATAAATTCTTGAGACAATTTCTGCACTTCGGCTGTATCTATATTTTTTAAATAATATTGTAGCGGCGCTAACATAGATTGGTTCGCTGCTTGTGCGATATTGATGGGAGAGGTCGGTTGTCCCGCGGTGACATTATATCCCTTCTTGGCCAATTTTGCTGCTGCTTTGGCGGCGATGGCATTATTTTGTTTTGCTCTAGCCATGGCAAGTTGCGTCGGAGAGCCTAATCCTAACCCAATCTTCAAATTAGTTCCCATTGAAGAGATACTGTCTTTGACACCAGACAACAGACCTTCCTCGACTTTTATTTTTTTAGTTAGCTAATGTATTTGCATCAGTTTTCCTTACCGTGCGAGTAAACTTTCCCGGATCTCTTAGTTTAATAGCATTTAACAATTTGCGTGTAAGATTCTCAGCATGCTCGGGAGCGTAGGCCGTATCAATCTCTTCCAATAGTCTAATAGCACTTGAAATAACGTTCATAGCACGATTTTCGATAACATGTTTTTTGTCTCGTTCTATGTATAAACTTTCTAGTTCTTCTAAAATACTACGTGTCTTTTTTTGCATTGGGCAGGAACCTTTAAAGTATTTATTGAATAATGGCTTATAAATTTCAAATCATCCCTGTTTTATTTGTCCCAATAGCTGTTTTAATTTATTACTCTGTACTTCAGCAGTGATCTTGCCCGACTCTTCTTGTGAATCATCTACTACTTTGCTCTGAGTTTTAATACTGTTAAAAATATTAGGTTTATTATAAGCAGATACAGCACCAGCATCTTCTGGTAAATCAGTAATTCGCATGGTTTCGATGTTATATTCTAACTCAACTTTTTGCCCAGTACCGTTACTGGTACGTGTTTTCATACATTGTAACTGATATCTTCCTCGCTCTTTCATAGCGCGGCTAGTAAAGATGCCGAACACGTTATCAGCTGTGTTTATCTTACTGATTCCGCCAGATATATGACTATGATCGTATTCAATTTCTTCCACGCTGCTGCGATTTAACTGACTAGCTGTAACCAATAATACATTAAGCTCTTTGGCTAAATTCCTCAATTCTTCACTGACATATTTGTCTTTGATAAACAAGTCATTTGGACTCACCTTAGTAGATACCGGCATCAATAAATCTAGATAATCCATCATCACAAAGTCAATCTTCATGCCTGTCTGTACTTGAACTTCTTTGATATAACTTCGCACATCATTAATATTACTCTGTGCCGGCAATGCTTTCATACGATATTTGCCGGCTTTTTTACCAAACATCTTAACTTTTAATTCTGCGGTTTCCAGATCTTTTCTGATGTCTTTTGTGGACATTCCGGATAGCATGGCATCAGTTCTTAATCCACATAATTCTTCACTAAGCTCTAAACTTATATAAACTCCGCTTAATCCTTGTTCTAGCCAGCTCAATGCTATATTCATCATCACGAGACTTTTACCCGAATTATGACTACATATACCATTAGTATAGTATCTATGATTATCATGATTAACCGAAAGATCATATACTTTAGTTTGTTTACTTTGCGGAAGAATATTGATTACAGTATCTACACCGTTTTCCGAAAGCAAAGTACTTCCAATCGGAATATCACGAGCATAATGCCATTGCTGATCGGGAGATTGATATAAATGATCATGACTCGCAACAATCTTTTTACCTGAAGCAAACTCAAAGGTATATAAATCCTTTTTAACTTTTTCAATACAATCCAACACAGGAACCCAACCATCTGGACTAGATACAAGTATATTGTTTTCATGTACTTTTCCCATTAAGCTACCTATTGGTACCTGCTTAGGCTGTGTGAGATTGTACAATTTAACAACTTTTTCGGGCTTGCCTTTTGCGTATGTATCAATTTGAGCATAGGTATAAAACTGTTTTAAATAAGCAAGCTCAGTTGATAAATTTTCATAGTAGTTCATTGATCGTAAACCTTTTGTTAAATAAATCGTCGCACCACATTACTACATACATTACGTCTGGATATTTTTCTAAAATATGATTTCGTTTTGCTAAATCATTTTTATAAGACTCGCCATATGTACCCAAATGTGTTAAAGTTCTTTGGCCTATTGTAATTGGAACATGTTCTAATTCATCTCGGTAATCTGAAAAGTTGATATGCCCTGGGCCGTGGAATTCAAAAATAAGTTTTAACTTTTTGTGTGTCTCGTCTTCGTATACTGCCAAATCATATCGTCTATAACCAACATTGGAAATATTCTGCCAAAATTGTTCACTCGGAGCTCCAAATCTACAACATAATATATTAATATCATTTGCAGCAATAAATCCGCGTATTGCTTGCATTTCCTTGCCATTTGGATTGAATGACATTGGCAAGGTAACCATGGCATGCTGGTATCTGTCTTTAGTTTTCCATGTTTCTTTACGTTTATCAATAGATTGCTGATGTCGTAATGTGCCTTCTTCTATACCGTATCTATCAATGAAAAATGCAAGATCACGTTTTTGAAAATTAGAAACTATATCAATTGCCTCGTCTTCTGAGTAGCCATTACGAATCCAATAGTCTTTCGACCTCACAGAATATAGCCCGGTTCCTTTACTCATTGCTCCAAATTTTCTACCTCTTTCTTGCTGTACTTTTTTAATCTTTTGAGTTATTTCCTCTTCGCTTAACCCAGAATCAGCCCAGCCTTCTCTAGTATTCTTTAACTGTTTTTTAAGTCGATCTACCATCGAGGTATGAGTTGTTTTCCAGTTGTCGCCGTACATTAATTTATGCCATTCAAGGCCATTGGCTTGACATTTAGACAAAGCCTCTCTCCTAGCTACCCAGTCTCCCAACGAATTAACTATCCAAATAGCTATATTTTTTCTCCATACCCCTGATCTATCTTCGTCGGGATATTCATTAAAAAACTCAGCTAACATCGCTTCTTCCTCGGCACTAGGAACATATCCAATTGGCAATATATTCCTTACTTGTTTTAATCCCATAAAAAAATCTACTGTACTTTTTTTGTTTCCATGCGGTTTCATCGTTCTCTCCTGTAAGCATATTTATTTATGCTTACGGTTTAGGAATAGGGTATAATTGGTAATTCAACGATAGTAACCATAGTATCAGCAGTTACACACCCACTGCCACCGGCAAACACGTTTAATTCGCCACGGCTAAATCCACCATATAGTATCTTATCGAGACTTGGCCATCCTGTGCTGACCTGTCCGCCGCTGTTAAAATATCTATTATTTCGTTCAGAAGGACTATCAAAATAGTCAGTGCCCATGTCTTTCTGTAGGCTTATCTGTACAGCATCTTTGATGAGTTTTTCCACTGGGCCAAAATCACCTTTTTCCAATAGATCATACGATTTGAGGATAGCCCTCGATAATTCTTCACGTTTTGTAAATCCCTCAAATTCTTCCATGAACCATTCGATAGTTCCGTCTGGTAGTTCGGATAGCTTAGAGAGACTGACCCCTGTAGCCGCAGATACTTGTTCAAATATCGGCAATGCTCCATGCTCATCATAATGTGTTTTAACAAATTTTGCTGCCGACTGTAAACCTTTGTCAAAGTTAGCGGGATTATAGATATTTTGTACCCGAACAAATGACTCAGCATCATTTAAGAGTATTTCCAAGAATAATTTCTGAACTTCAAGCCCGTAATCGTTTAACAAGTTTTTTCCTTTGTATCTCAATTTTATATTTGTTTGTTTCTCTGGACTGCAATATAATTAGTATAGTTGCTAACCTGCCCATAGTAATTACCGCATCATTGACATCCTTTATTCCATTAGGCCAATCTGGCATACTTACAGCCCAGCCCAATTCTATCGCTCGTTCTACTAATTTCATACCCGCCAGATCTTGATCGGGTATTACGGTTACTGTTTTTCCCAGATTTTTAATCAACTGTATCTGTTTAGAATTTATATCATTATGTAGTACGGCTACAGCATCGATAGATAACGCATCGAAAATGCCTTCTACTACGAAAAGATGATGCCACGACTCTCGTTGCAGATCTGCCCCAAATACATAGCCCTGTTGCATATCTGAAATATATTTCGGGGTGCGAGTATCTAAAAATCTCGCGGTATTACCCACTAGCATGCCTTGATGTGTAAACGGTATCACGATGCGATTGGCCAATCTACCGTCGGCATCAGGCGATACCATATAAGGATAGGCAGTGTGATCTAGACTTCTAGATGACAAATACTCTATATAAACAGTATGTCGGGAATTGGCGTCGTCAATTAATTCTAATCCAACTGGCAAATCTCGTTCTGCAAATTCCACATTAGGCACTGTTTGCTTAGTAGTTTCCAATAGGCCATGTATAGTTCGATGCCGTAAACTTTCCAGATTGATTTCTTCGATCAATTTAAAATCAACGCCCATCCATGTGAGGAATTGTCGTGCTTTAAATGTGAGACTACGTCCTAGTACAAAACTGGCAGTATATCCGCAATTAAAACAAGCATAATACCAGCCTTCATCGGAGCTTTTGAAACCTCCTCGCTGCTTACGGTCTTGATTTTCCCCGCGATGATGACAACAGACAGCGTTGAATGTAATCCAACCTGAACTATTACGTTTATGCTTAACGGGTAATAAAGAAATTACATCAACCATGCTAAATTATAGCAGATTATACAGGGTAATTCAAGTACTTTGACTATCAACGATATACGAGATTGACTACATATCCAGTTGATATCAAAACAAAAGCTCCTTGATGAGCCGGGGGTACCGGAAGTGCGCCTGGATTGATACCGCCTGCAGGAATAGGCCAATATCCCGATCCACCATTTATCACATTGATACCAGTTACAGTACCATCACCGCCTATTGTAGCTTCTACTACCGCGCCTGATCCATTGCCAATTATATCTACTTTTGGTGGAGCTAGGTATCCAGATCCGCCGTTTGATACTATGATCTGTGTGACAACCCCTTCATTACAGACAGCATAAGCTATAGCTGGGACACCCGGTGGATTTGGTGTGGCAAAAATACTGTTGTTAAACGCTAGCCGTAATAGAGGATACCAACCTATTATATTCATATGTATGGTTCTAGTTTCGTTATAAAACGTCGTGCTTTCTGTCGCATTAAACCAAACACTCTGATAATTCTCAGCCCATTGTGCTTTGATAGTGCCTGTGTACCCGATCAAATCCATCTGTACTGTAGTGATATAATCCCTAGGGTATATGAAGCTAGAATAATATTCAGTATTTTGCCAGGTATTATAATACCATGATCCATCTCCGTTCGCCCCCCAGTAGTAAGGATTAGCCCAGGTCGGGAAGTTAGCCCATGCTGCCCCGTCATACTGTATGCCTTGATTGGTCATCTGTGTCGTAGGAATAGTAAGCTGACTGCTGGGCACAAACTGTGGAAAAATTGAATTAACTAAATCGATCGGGGCTCTTGCTCCAGACTGCGCATTGGTAAAAACTGCTTGATTTAAATTGCCACTCTGTACTGATATCGAGTACGACGCAGGTTGTGCTATTAGTTCTAATGTATCGGCAGCAGGGATAAAAACTTTTACTTGTCCTGTCGGAGCATTTAAAATGATCATGGGCTCTTGTAGCAGCATCATCACACCAGCGGTGTCCGTCACTCTAAATGTGAAGGTGCATCCAGTTACATTTACTGGCTTTTCGTCTTGATTAACGAACGAAAACAATAGTACATTATCGACCCCAAGATTAATTGTCAACCGTTTGGCATACACTGGATTATATCTCGCTGTAAAAAATTGACCGCTGGAATCTATTAACAATACCTGAGTTCGTTGTTGGTACAAATATAGGGTGGAAGAATACATACATATTATTTAGTGGATATTAAAGTTCCTGTTGTAATGATATTTAGCCATGAATTTTGAACAACTAAATATCGTAAATGCTTTTAACAATCTATGACCAACGAAATCTTCACTAAATTAACCGATAAATATCCCTTCATAACTCTGTGCTTGTATGCTAGTCAAGAATACGTTGGTATAATACAAAATCAAGATAATAGCATAACCACCATCTATGATTTTGGTAGCATAACCGACCTCGAAACTAAGAAAAAGTTTTTAGAATTAGCTAACATATGGTGGTGGGAAAGCAACAGAACAGTACCCATCAATATATTTCTAAAACATGAGTGGCAGCCGTTTAGAACTTATCTGCGTACTTTCATGAATAAAGACTTAGAAATTTTACATGGGCCAGTATGTAGTTTAAGTGAAATTGCTCGCAAGAAAAGTAAAAGAAAATCTATTACTTTAGTTAGACGTATCGAGTAAGTTCATGTGTAGTGCTACTAACATTGAATAACTAAGCGAGTGCGCTTTCTTAAATACGAACCCCCGACTAGCATCACCATCCCAAACACTATCAAATATCTCACTCCAAGGTTTATTCTGTAAATGTGCCTTTCCTGGACGTATAACAGCTATAAAAGCAGCCATGCGGGGTATCGAATCAGGGCGCATAGTCTTCAATAACTCTGTATAATTCCCTATATGTACTAACTGTTTAGCCCATTCGGCGTCTTCCCACAGCCTATTCCAAGTTGGCTCTTTTGCCAACATTTCTTCATAGTGATCTGGGTCTTTTATTAATTGATATACCGACATATTCAAAAGATCAATCTTAAAATAACCTCTAATCCCGGCATCTTCGTAGTCTATGGCAGCACAATTATTGACAGGATCATAGGGAATATCCGTCACGTAAATACCGCTGTTATGTTTTCGAACTGGAGTTTGACCACGCAGTCTCGCAGGCGTATGTTTAATAAGATGTAAAACTTGTTCGCGATCTGCTAAATCTATATCGATATCTGCGCTCATCACCACCCTGCCTTTATTAAGATTTCCTGCGCTTCGGCTCGATTAGCCGGATCTTCGCGTAATTTTTTCGTCCATACATCAGCATCAATATACGGCCAGATGATGCTACGTTGTTCTTCATTTAATTCAGATAAAAATCTCTGCCCAGATTCAGATGTATACAATACCCATGCGCTAATACGACCACTTATGATGGCGTGTATTATGGTATTGGGATTACCATATCTTAAAAAATCATGTGGGGGAGCATCTTTATCTTCGGACCATGTAATAGAATATTCAATAGCCCGAGCTAACGCATCTTCCATGCGCTCTAATTTAAGATATTGAAGAAGATATTCTTCATAAAGTTTATCACTACACCAATAGTCTAACTTTTTATTCTGTTTAAGTACCCACTCGGTAAATCTTGCAGGATTGATCACCTTGGTATCGACGCAATATCTTCCAAATTTTACAAATGCTTTATAATACGGACTTTCAGCAAAATCCTCATAAGTTTTTAACTTTGCTGAGCCTTGTGTAAGCTCATAGAATTTTAAATAAGCATTAAAACCCATACGTACACCTACTTCATCTCGCTCAGTATGCCTACGTCTTGGCTCGCAACTATGTACAGTGAGACTAGACTCTTTTATAAAATCTCGTTTACAATACTGACACGTATACTTCATTTTTCGATAACATGATCATGCAGATATTTGTCGATGTCTTTCTTGTTGTTGATCTCAGCCAATAATTCTAAATCATCACGTTTCATATTGGGAAACAGCTCCTCTAATATTTTTTTACTTTTATTGGCACCGGCTTCTTTTTTCTTTGGCGAGATCCAATTGTGTCGTTGCGGACCCAAATCTGGACTTACAGTAGTAGCGCATAACCATTGTAACTGCGGGTGCCGATTGATGGCAAAAAAGTGTTTATTAAAACGCTCGTTACAACTAATAAGATAAAACTCTTGTAAATCTCTGCTACCCTGAACCGAACTACCCCATCTTATCATCAGATAGTTACTGAACTTTTTACGTTCTTCGTCGGTTAGCTCTCGATAAAAGTTTCGATCTTTACAATCAAAACGGTTCATCTCATTACTAATGTGCAATTTATCCACGTTGCAATTTCCCCGCTATCTGACTAATCTGATCTTTTAAACGTACTACATCACGCTGGAGCTTTTTAATATATCTATCTTGTTCTAAGATTCTCAATTCGAGACTACTGATCTTTGAATCAACATTGGGCGGTGTTTTATCCATCACCTCTCTGGGTTTTATAACTGTCGATGATGTATATTGATTTTTATTTTCAGTAGTCATTAAAAAACTTGCCTATAATCTACTATCTCACAATTACGACTTATATCTTTTACAAAATATACACATTCTGGTTCTTTGTCATCACTTAACGGTACACATAGCAACTGCCCATTCTTTAATTTGGGAGCGTACCAAGTTAAATCTTGATAGACATCTAGTATTTCAACATCTAAAAAACTAGGCCTAAAACTAGACAACGGATTAAACTGAAATGCTTTAAATCCCCGGTCATTTAATGCTGATAGCGGGATCACTTCAAGATCGCCAAAGTCTGGTTCACCAATTAGTAATTGCCAGTCAACTGGCATACGCACACGGTGAGCACCGATTCGCAATACCAATGCCGGAGCAGTAAAACTCTCTAAAAATATCAACGGTATATAATGGTAGTCAACTTCATGTGGGTTTGAATTATCTAAGATAGCAAACCGCATATCATCTATCTCTTCAGGTAAATGATCAAGTTCGTAGTATTTGTTTTCATCAAGGGTTAAGATTCTCATAGTCTTATTATAGCAGATGCTCCGGGTAAGGTCAACCTTTATTTCCACTCTAATTTCTCTTGAGTAAATGGATAGTTTGCATCTTTATAAAATGCCTTTCTCTTTTGTAGATGTCTTTTAGCGAAACGACATGTTGATGTAACATCCCAGATTTCAACATGATCTTTATCTTCTGCTTTGCGTATACCACGACCAATTGATTGTATGACGCGCACAAAGCTCTTGCCAGGTTCCACCAATACCAAATTAAAAATTCTAGGAATGTTTATACCGACAGCAGCGACCCCGTAAGTTGCTACAATGATTTTGTCAGTACTGGTAGCAACTTCATTGTATTCTTCATCACGTTGTGTTCCTTTGGTGGCACCGCTGACAAAGACTGCCCTCTCTCCTAGCATTTCAACTAATGCATGCCCTGCTGCTACTCTATCTACTAAGACTAAGGTATTTCCTGTCGCATTTACTTTTGTCACCAAATCTGCAATAACCTTAAGTCTATCCGTGTCTTCGAGTAGAAATTTTAATTCATTTTGATATGTGGGAAAATCAGCATGATCTACTAATTGTACGATGTTTACGTGACACTGTGCTAATACACCTCGATCTTGTAATTCGCTAGCAGATAGTCGATTAATAACTGGCCCAAGACTTATATTCAGTGCCTGTGCTTCGGAAATTTCTTTAGGCACTGTGCCTGTTAAGCCCCATCGAATTGGTATTTTAGACATCACACCAGTTAAGAGTGTCTTTAACGCATCAGCTTTAGCCATATGTACTTCATCAACCATCACACAAACAACATCTTCTAAAAAATCTTGTATAGTATAGTCACCAACAGCATTTTTAGTATTTTTCATTAAAATATTAAGGCTTTGCCAAGTACATATGGTATGTGTTTTACCAAACTCTTTTCTATCACCAAAAAATACGCCTACATCTAACCCCAATCCGCGATAATCCTTTTCAGTTTGTGTAACCAGAGATTTGTTTGGGACAATCACTATAGTGCGTCCGTGCGCTTCGCATCGCTGACTTAATGCTGCGGTCAT